ATCAAGAAGATGATGATCAAGAAGATGATAATCAAGAAAGTGAATCACCAACTGCGGAAAGATTAAATTATAGACCTAGAATGAGACCTAGAATGAGACCAGTTGAAATGTCTAGACCTGTAGTAAGTAGAATGGCTAGACCAGAAGAAATATATAATAAATATGCAGAAAGACCACTTTCAATGGCCAGACCAGAAGAAATATATACACCAGCTACAAGAATGCGTCCATTAAATTATCCAAATGATACAGATTCAGAATCATCTTATCCATCAAGTAATGTAACAAATGTTCCACCTTCTGGTTCACCTCCTCCTCCGCCAGATTTAGAAGAGGGTTTAGATATAGGTAAATCAGCAGATTGGAATCCTGAAAATATAAATAGTATGGAAAATATATTACTAAAATTAAAATATAATCGTATTATTAGTTATTTCTTTTTTTATGAATTAAAAAAGAAAGAGCAATATTGGTCTTGGTTAATAATATTAATATCAACATTTACATCTGGATTAACAGTAATAAATACTATTGATGAAGAAAAAATTCCAATTAAAAATTTTGAAACAATAAATAATATTTCTTTAACAGTATTTTCAATGATAACTTCATTGATAGCAGCGTGGATAAAAAAAGAAAGATATGTGGAAAGGCTAAATGAATTAGATAGATATTCACAAAAAATTAATAAAATATGTGAAGAAATAGATTTTGAATTATTAAAATCACCAGATGATAAAAATAATTACAAAAAATTTAAAGCTAAACAATTTCCATTAATATCTGAATATTTAGGTTCTAATCCATCATTAAGTCCAAAAGAATGGAAACATTGTATTTTAAAAATAAGTAATAAATATCCAGAATTAATAACTTGGTCTGGAAGTAAAGATGAAAAATTATGGCCTTGGTATGGAGGGAATATACCATATGAAGATCGTAAAAACACAGATTTTTTAAAAACAGCACAAGATAGTTATAAAAAGAAAAGATTTATATTTTTTTAATGATTTCCAGATAATTTAAATGTATATTTTTCATAATATTCAATACTTTTTGATAAAATTAATAGAGATAAAATAATTACTATTGTATTTTCAAACGATGATGATAATGATTTTTTATTATTTAAAACATAACACATAGATGTTATAAATCCAATTAAACATATAAAAGCGGCTAATAAATATAATTGACTTTCTTTCATTAATATATATATATATACATATATATTTTATTTTTTTATTTACATTATTTTATATTTATTTCCTAAAAATACAGATAATCCAACAATAATAGCTATAATAACAGAACTCATAAATGGAACTTGATTATGATGAACCATCATATGCATAAATTGTCCTTTTAATGATAAGGATGCTGCTCCATTTGTTGGTTTTTTCTCCTGTTCAGTTGCGAATGGCTCTAAAACAAGTGGTAAAATTATATTTAAAAGAATGCCAAACATAATTGGATTAATTAAGTAGCTTTTTATCATTTATAATATTATATAGAAAAAAAATTTATTTTAAATAAAATAATCTACATATCTTTTAATTTATTTCTATCTGTTAATACTCCATCTATAAATACAGCAGGAACACCTGCTGCCCTGCGGCGCGCGCCCCGGGCAGCAGGAACACCTTTAATAATTAATTTATGTTCTGGATTAATATTATCAGAATATTTTATTTTTTTACAATTATATTTCCCTCTTTTACAAAAATCATTCCATTCTGGATCAAAATCATCACAAAATGGACAACCATCTTTATAATAATAAATTACAGTTTGTTTATTACCACCTCTTTGATTTGTTGATTTCTTTTTAGTTTTTTTAATAGATTTCTTTTTTAATTTTGGTTGAACATTATATTTTTTAGAAGTTTTGTAATCTGGATAATTAATGATAGTAAAATCATAATCTAATTCATTAATTTTATTTTTAACTTTTGTCTTACAAATAGATAAATAATTATCTTTTATTTTTGGTTTATAAGTATCATATTTAGTTAATAATTTAACAATATATTGTTGAGATAAACTTAATTTTTTGTAAATATCATCATTAATTTTAATATCTCTAAATTTAATAGATTTAATATTATTTTTTTCATCTATTGGTAAAAATACATCATCTGTTGCACTTTTTTTTGTTCCACATATTTCTGTATTTTCTAAGAAATATTCAGTTAATTTAGGATATGCTATTAAACCCCAAATAATTAAATCATTAAATATTTCATATGTATAGGATACATTTTCATAATTAAAATTATCATATTCTCTAATAGCTAATGCTATTATAATATCATGTTTATTTTTTTTACCTTTTTCATAACCAAATTTTTCTTTTTTAGATATAATTAAACCTTTTGATGGTTGTTTAAACCAGGGTTTTGGATTAAATGCAGCCATATGAATACCAAACGAATTACAAGGATCTAATGACCAACTTTGGAACGCAAATTCTACATAATTCCAATTACCAGAATATCTTTTAGTTAAATAATTTTGTTCTGGAAAACAATATGAATCTTTTATAAATTCTGTTCCTGTTGGATTATCAAAATTAAAATCATAAAATCCTTTATGAAATTTATCTTTACCCATCCAAGTATTTAACGGTGAAGTTAATTCTTTTATCATATCATCATACTCTTTTTTATTTGGACTAATAACTAATAATCCAGCATTAACATCAGCACCTCCTGGTTTATTAATATCAGTAAATAATTTAGGAATTTTTTGTCCGTGTTTTAAGAAATCACATCTATCCCAATTAAAAGATTCTAAATAAGGAAATTTTTTCCTATATTCGACCCATCCAGCTGGAGTATTTAACATAAATAAAGAATCATAATAATTAAGAGGAACTAAATCTGAATCTACAAAACATACCTTTTTGTAAGGAAATAATTCTGGATTAAATATGTGTAATTTAAAAAAAACATGAGAATATGGATGATTTTTTGTATAGTTTTTACAATTTTTAAATATATCTTTATCCATCATTATTGTTTTAAATTCACCTTCACCTCCCATATCAAATGGAGATATATATGGAACTCTAATAACTTTATCAAAAACAACTTCTAATTTTTTAATATCATCATCATTCACATCATGCGTTACAAAACATATTATATCTGCTAATGTTTTTTGTCTTTTTAAACCAAGTGCACCTAATATACACCCATCTAAATAACTAGATTTACCTGTTTTTGGATTTGGAAATAATCCAAAAGCATAAGCATATTGTTTTTTATTATTTTTAATCATAGTTGATTTTTTAGGCATTTTAATAGACAAATTAGGATTACAAAATATAAATGAATTTAAATAATTAGTTAAAATACTTTCCTTTTTATTTTTCTTTTTAGCAATAATATCTGTTTTAATTTTGTATTCTTTATAATCTTTTGTATTTTTAACTATTTTAAATTTTAATATAGATGGTCTAACATAATCCCGTACATCAGAATTACTCATATATAAATATGATATATTTAAATTATTTATGAATAATAATATATTTAAAGAGCATTTTACAAAAAATAATTTGAAAAAAATAAAACTTTTATTTTTATCTAAATGAAATTATGTCTGAAGACGTTGATAAATATGGAAAACTTTATATTCTACATAATAATATATTAGGACATTGGGCAACAGAATTAGTTAAAAAACTGAATACACTACATTGTAGTTTTGAAGATATTCCAGATAAGTTCAAATCTGATAATCCAGATTATCTAAAAAATGGTATAAATGTTAACTACTATCCAACAGACATAAAAAATAATTATCAATTTGATAATGATATATCCTCTTTTATAATAAACACTTACATTAATACTTATGATTATATAATAGAACAAGATGGTAGTACTTTTATAATTGTAACACCAATAAATCTTGTATTAGATTCTGTTAAAAAAAATTTAGTAATAACTCAAGAATGTATTGAAAATATAAAAACTATACTAAATCATCCATATTTTGATGGATGTAAAAATCTAGAAGATATTAAAAAAGTATTCAGAAATATACCTGATTTTAATTTAAGATATCAAAAATAAATTATGTTTTAAAAATCATCATCAAGTGTAAATATTTTTTTGTTTTCCTTATTATTTGGATTAGCAACATTTGCATATTCTCCAACCCTTTTTTCAAAGAAATTAGTTTTTCCTTGAATTGATATATTTTCCATCCAATCAAATGGATTTGTTTTATTATAAACTGGTTTTTTACCCAACATTTTTAACAATCTATCCGCAATATATTCTATATATTGTTTCATCATTTCAGCATTCATACCAATTAACTCACAAGATAACGATTCTGTTATAAATTCTTTTTCAATTTCAACCGCTTCTTTAATTATAGAATAAACTGTTTCATCAGATGGTTTATTTTGTAAATATCTGTTATGTAATAATACAGCAAAATCTGTATGCAATCCTTCATCTCTACTAATTAATTCATTACTAAAAGATAATCCAGGCATTAATCCTCTCTTTTTTAACCAGAATATAGAACAAAATGAACCAGAAAAGAAAATTCCTTCAACTGCAGCAAATGCGATTAATCTATTACCAAAATCAGAATCTTTATCATTAATCCATTTAATAGCCCAATCAGCTTTTTTCTTAATACTAGGGAAATGATCAACAGCATTTAATAATTTATCTTTATATTTTTCATCTTTTATTAAAGTATCTATTAATAATGAATAAGTTTCAGAATGAATATTTTCCATAGCAATTTGGAATCCATAAAAAAATTTAGCTTCTAAAAGTTGTACTTCATTACAAAATCTATCTACGAGATTTTCATTAACTATACCATCAGATGCAGCAAAAAAAGCAAGAACATTATCTATAAAATATTTTTCATTTTCACTTAACTTAGAATATTCATCATAATCTTTAGTTAAATCTAATTCTTCAACAGTCCATATATTAGCAATTGCTTTCTTGTATTCTTTCCAAATATCATCATATTTTATTGGAAAAATAACATAACGGTTTTCTTCTTCTGATAGTAGTAATTCCTTAGTAGAAGCCATTATTTTTATATATATATATACATATTTTTTTAAGTAATTTAAATATTGTATTAAATTAAATGATAATCTTGGTATTTGATTTAGATGATACTTTATTAATGAGCAATGAATATAATGGATATGAGACTATAAAATATAATAGAGAATTATATAATTTATTAAATTCATTAAATTATAAAAAAATAATATATACAAATGGAACATATGGACATGCTGAAAAATCAATACCTAAATTACTAGGTAGAAATATATTTAATGAAACATATGCTAGAGATACAATACCATATATGAAACCATTATATCAATCTTTTAATCATGTTAAAAATAGTATTTTTTATAATGTAAATGCTCACAGATACAGTGATATTTCTTTTATATTTTTTGATGATAATTTAGATAATATGAGAATGGCTAAAAATATTGGTTGGACTTCAGTATGGATACCCCATAGAAATTATAAAGATAATATTAAAAATATGAATCACCCTTTTGTAGACTATAAATATAATAATATTTTTGATGCTTTAAAAGATATTTATACTATTATAAATGATCTGAATAAACAACCCTTTATAGCATCAAATTCTTTTCAAGGAAAAAGAAATGGATATCATTTTAAAAAAGGAAATAATGGATTAGGATATTATCTAGATAATAATAAATAATAATATAATATAATAATAATATAATATATATATATATTATATATATCTAAAATAAAGATGATAAATCTACAAATATTTTTATTATTAATTTTATTTATAGGATGGTCATCTATTTCTTCTGTAATTACTTTATCAACCATTATTTTGTTATATAATATTAATAAAAAATCATCATCTGAACAAACAAGATCACCACCAACACAACCAACACCAACACAACCAACACCAACACAACCAACACCAACAC